CCTTTGACCATACACAGGAAGTTTACTTGCGTTTGGCTCCCAATCAGCAATAGTGGTACCCCATTGCAATAGTTGTGGTGTCCAATGCTCCATTGTGTATCACCACCTACTCTGCAAAATGTGTTAATAACGCAATTTCAAACCATTTATCAACTACATAAATCTTTAAAAGTGGTAAATATGTATCTGTAGTATCCAACCAAATCATACCAGTATACTTAGTTTCTGGCTCAATAGGAGATGCATAACAAGTAACTGCTTGCTTTAATTCATTCAACCTAGTATAAATTTCATATATAACATACTTCCAATCTGCAGATGAAATAGTCCTTTGACCATACACAGGAAGTTTACTTGCGTTTGGCTCCCAATCAGCAATAGTGATAGCCATGATATTCCTCCTCTAAGAAATTATGGTGCAGGACGAAGCATTGCTCCGTCAAAAGAAACTTCTTGAACAACTATGGGGGATCCAATAACAGTTATTCTTAAAGTTATGTCAGTAGACCTAAGCCCAACTGGTATTTTTAATTGTGCAATATTTCTATATAAGCTTTCTGTGTCAAACTGTAATGGCTCAGAACGATCACCTATTTTAAATACACCAATTGCCTCGTTTACCCTACTGTCATACCATTCTCTAAACTTAGTTCCTTCTGGTGGTGGAGTTCCAAGATCCCATTCAAAAAACACATCCTGGTACTCTTCCAAAGCACTATCAATTCCATACATTTTTTCTAAATACCCAAATATTGTAAATCTCATATCTTGGTCCCAAATAAAACGATTAGAATCCCACGCATAGTTAGGATTATTGTAAAAAGCAGTAACTATTTTTGAATTTTGATATAGTTCTGTTAAATAATTTCTATATTTTCTAACAAGTTTATTTTTAATGTAAGCATCTTGCTCGTCTTTATCAAAACTAGCTAAATCGTATGCATCTGTTGGTCGTAACAGTTCCTTCGCCTTATTAAACTGGTAATAATAATCAGTGTCTACTACACTAAAATTGTAGTCCCATCCAGAAAGACCTATAACATCCAAAGGAATATGATCAAACCCATACCTTGCCCTGATATATTCATGTATTGTTTGGTCTGACATTTCCCCATCCCAAATATATAAATCATTATCCCATAAAGAGTCATACACTTCAGGATTAAGACCATCATCCTCTTTAATAGAATACTGATTTATAGCACCTATCCCCTGTAGGTTAGGGCGTGATGATTTTAATTCAAACTTTAAAAATGCTGAGTATGGAACCTCCATCAATACATAGCAGTTTTTAATATACTTCGCTATAGATATTTGACCAAAGCTATATGCTGCAGTTTCAACTACTGACTGTATAGTAGCATTCATATCTCCAGTAGTTTCATTGTACTCTCTAAACTCGTCCTTGTTTAGACAAAGTATTGCACCATTTAATGTTCCAAAATAAATACTTCTTTCAAGTTTTCTAGTACAAATAATTGGAGATGGTGGAATCCAATAAAACCACCCACGAGTGTACACATTAAACACCCAAATTTCATTTTCTGCAACAAGTATATAATTTCCTGAAAGCATATCATATGCAGCTTCAACATTCTGTTTTAATATTTCTTTTAATGCTTTTGGATCAAGCCTGCTACTTACTAATTCAGCTGGTTGTGTTTGATCAGATATAACTCGTACACCATCATTAGATAAATAAAATACACCAAGTGGGGTTGAAGTTACTGTGAATGGGTTTATACAAGTAGAGCCTTCATGCACTTTGATTATCTGAAAGGTGTCTGTGGAATACCCATCAATTCTGTAAATTCTCGAATATGTACCTGTTTTAAACACAAGAATAGACTCACCAAATAATTCTAACCCAGATATTTTATTTGGAAAAGTAGAGCTTGATACTTCATAAGGATCTATTTCAAAAAAAGTTCCTAATTTTAATCCATGCTTTCCCCAATCTTCTGCATCATTTGGGCCACACACATACACACCATATGCGTGACACTCTTCATTATCATCATCATTAAAATAGCCTTCTTCACCAGCGACCCATAGACGGTCTTTGTATACTAGACCAAACCGTGCGTAAGGAGCATTATCAACATTTTCAACATATTGATGGTCGGAACTGTATCTTTTTAGAGGGCCTCCATCCATTATATATGTTGCATTATGAAATGGTAAAAAATGAACTTTTGTATTTTTTTCACAAGATCCAATTTCAATTACTTCTGTGCTAACTCTATGTGGGATATTACTTACTGCGTATACCTGTTCTATTTCATCTGCTAAAAATATCTTTCCATTTATAGCAAATATAATCTTTCCAGCATAATCACCAATCCCCTGTATGCCAAATGTATCATTTATCTTAGCACTGCTTGGTGTTGATGTATGTAAAGTAAATGCAGGTCTAGTCTTTAACTGAGACTTTATATCTACGTATAAGTTTTCACTATAATACACTTCATTTTCAGGGTTTATAGCAGTTTGTAGCACAGAGTTATTTACGCCACTGCTAAAATCTGACTGTGATACAAGTATTGGTGTATCATACGCCTGATTAGTAGAGAATGATTTTGGCTCAATTTTATATTTAAACCCAGAGAATCTAGCCAAAAATCATCACCTACCTAAAGTTTGTATACGGATAATTTGTTAATGTTGGTATAACTTGAAGGTATATCTCTTCCTTTTGAAGAATATTCTGAATAAGCTCACCTTTTTGGTTAAGAAATACTTGCTCAACTAAAGTCTTTCTATCATTTCTATTATGAGCACGTAAAATAGCATACTCAACAGCAAAATTCATAAACATATCTGGTATATTAAAATCTTGTGTTTCTGTAGTAGGCGCAGTGTATGTTGGCACGTAAAACATCTTTATCCCTATAGGCTTTTTTGGGTTTGGTGCTATATTAACATAAGATCCAGTTCTACAAAACATTGAAGGGACATCTCCATCTTGAAAGAACATAATTCTGTCCAGATTAGTAGGAGACAGTTTGTACATTTGAGTACCAACTGGTACATACATACTGTAAATAAACATACAATCTGTTGGTATAGGAAGTTGAGCAAAGTCAATATCATCTACTTTATTATTTAACTTAAGCCACTCGAATAATGTGTTTGTTTCCCCAGAAAACACATCCATAGCTGTAATGGCATCATAATCATCATCATTTATATCTCCATCATTAAGTACATCCAAATATTGATAATACTCTGGCAATACATAATAAGGGTCAACCCCATTTTCAAGCAGAAGTTCCCTAGCACGAACATAATCTTTATACCACTGCATGCCCTCATAAGGGCCATAATCTATTAGCTTACCATATGTCTTTTTCCCAGAAAGAAGAAAAGACGGGTTTATAGTAGCTATCATCCCATGAACAATCCTAGCACCTTCAACTACATATAAAAATAACTCTTCATCAGAAAAAGTAATTTCAGATAACTCAGAAAGTTCACTTCTTATTCTATAATTTATATCTCTAAAGGTTGCCATGTGAACACTCCTTTCTTAAATTATTATAGCAGTAGTCTGAAATAAAAAAAGGCTAGACAGTTTCCTGCCTAGCCTTCCATTCTGTTTCTACTTATTTCAGTTTATCAGATGGGCGTTCAGGCTTCACGGTATCATCTTTTTTCACAGTTTTTTCTGCATCACCATGAATTGTTACATGAAACCTAGGAACTATAGACCCCTTCATATGATCTTTTCCAGGAAGCCGTTCAACGGCATTTTGGAGAACTTCAATAAGCCCTTCATCCATTTCAACTTCCTGACCTTGCTGCACATACATCTGTCTTCCATTAAGGGCTACAAATATAGGTGCATCTTGGTTCTGATCAGTAGAAAACACCGTAACTCTTTTCTTCTTCTCCATAATCTACTCTCCTAACATAGTGCTACCGCTTATAGCGTAGCAAGTGACTGAATTCTTATAATCTTGGACTCGTCAAGAATCTTAGCAGTGTACAGAAGCTTCCAACCTGCAGTAGAGAACTGATTCAGAGGGTTGCTTGTGTCAGATGCACCAGGAGTCTTAACGATTGACTTAACTGTACCCTTGTCAAGATCAACAAGCCCATAAGCATTTTTAGCAACAAGAATTGTGCTGTACACGTTTGCCTTTGTGGTGTTGGTAGCACAAGGAACCCAAGTAGCAACTGATCCTGGATTATGAGCAGGGTTACCAGCATGGTCAAGAACTGGGCACTGAGTAGTCATAAGGAACCTAATGTTCTTGTAGGCCATTCTGTTACTTTCAGGAGGGGTACTTCTTAGACTCTTTCAAAGCAAGGTAATAGTGTTTGAGCTTCTCCCTAAGTTCTTCCGAAACTCTTCCACCTTCTGAAAAACGAGCCTCACAAGCTTCTTTAGCAAGGGCTATCTCCTTTTTCTTTTTAGAAGGTAGAAGTCCTTTCTCAAGAACTTCAAGGATTACGTATACTCTTGGAAAGCCTTGAACCATCCATCTCACTTGCGGTTTGGAGGTGTAGCCATTCGCTTCCTTAATGGCCCATCCACTTAATTTGGTACCTCCAAATGTCTCAAAAAATTTCTCCAGAAGCAGGTAATCGTCGTCCCTGATGTTTATGCTGATACAAGGTCTGTAGGTGTGGTTGATTGCTCCATTTTTTCCTATATTCTCAGTGGTAAGAAACAAAGAACCTTCTCCATAAAAGAAACCTACCAGCTCATGTACTAACTTGGGATCAACTTTTTCCATCTTCTCTTGAAGCTCCAGACGTGCAAGTTTGATTCTGTCTTTCCAAATAGTATGCACCATTGCCCCTCCGTACTGACCATCAATTAGATGGCGGGGGAAACTCTTCGGATTCCCCTCTCTATGTTTCCATAGAGTTCAGACTGTCGCTTCACCTTACACAGGTGTTCTCTCGCTCAGTCGTTCACGCTGCACAGGCTAACGAGCCTTGCTTGCGCCTTGTCGCCCTCGTCTTTACGTTAGGGGTTCCAAGTCTATCAGAGAGAATTTTTAATTGGCACCTACGCTGCTATAGCGTAGTTTTGTTTACCAATTTCTGCTTCATGCACAGGCCCTTGGGAAGCATACCGCTCAACAGAAATAAATCCGCTGATATTTTCAAGATCCTTTGCCACATCAGGATGGACAAATGCCCAATAAGCAGGTCTAATTGGGAACGTGTTAAATCCAGTAGAAGCTCTCACAATTTCTGTGAAAGGATCGGCGTTGTTACGTCTGAACATTCTGATAGCATAATCAAAATCAGGGCCAGTAATAGCTGACGCAAGATTGGCAATATCTGCAGCAGAATTAGCAAGCCTCACGTTTGTCCCTGCATTAAGAGCAGAGAATGTAATAGTGTCAATAGTATCTGCCATTTGTTCAGCAAGCAGATCCACAGCTTCATTAAGAACTGGATCTTCAATAGACACTTGAACAAGGTCTGAAATGGTAACGAAGTTACCATACTGCCTGACAGCCGCAAGGATGTCAGTGATCGACATTTTCTCTCCGTCACCAACAGTACCTTCAGCAAGCTGAAGGCTGGAAATGGCTCTGGAAAGGTCATTATACTTTCTGAACTTAATTGTCAGAGAGTTATTAGAAGGAAGTGGTCTCTTCTGACCAAAATCCTGAGCAATTAGCTTAGGTCTGGACCTTTCAAGAAGCTTCCTATCGTAGTATGCTTGAGCAGCAGAAAAAAGTTCTCCAGCACCACCATCAGCGTGTTGCCAACCAGTAACATCACCACCTACAGCAGCTGGGGGAGTGGTACCTGTAACGGACATATTGTATGCCAACTAAAACAACTCCTATCTTTAATTTTATATAATTTTTTAGCGTTTATACCCTGACTCGGCTCTCTTAATAAGTTCTTGAAACTTTGAAGAAGGCATGTTCCAGATCTTTTCTGCATCAGAAAGATTACTTGTTCCAGTAGATATATTTTCTCTTCCGTTTTCAAGGATAGGAACTTTTCTTACACTTCTCTTTAATTGAGACCCCTGACTAACCTGCTTCTCAGGCATACTGTCAGATGCCTTTGTCATTCCAGGTTTAAAGTTTACTGGAGTCTCAGGTTGAGGCTGGTTGTTCTGGTAGGCAACCACCTTTTCCCTTATAAAGTTATAGAAGATTTTAAATACTTCCTTGTCCTCATTTATCTGGGTTTTAAGCCCAGCTGGAATAGCGTTTGGGTCACCTTCTGGAATCATGTAAATCTTTTTGCATAAATCAAGAACTATATCAAATAGTTCTGGATCCTTAGACCTTAGCTCAGAGAAAAATAATTCTTTTTCAAGTTCATCTATTTTTGCCCTATATGGACTAAGTTCTTTGTCTACTTGCTTCTTCAAATATTCTTTAAACTTTTTTGAGTCGTTTATGTCAGTAGTATTAACACCATCAAAACTTACATATTCCTCAATATCTTCCTTTTTAAGTGCTCTACGAATTAATTCTTGAATAACTTTGTTTTCTTCAACTACGTTAATAACATCTTTCCATTCACGTAGCTTATACATCTTATTATCATAATCCACGCCTTGCTGTGCAAGGTTAATAAGCTCCTCTTTTGTCTGAACAGGAATGTACTTTCCATAAACTTTCAACAGCGCATAAGGTACTCCTTCACCATCGGTCTGATGGTCAGCATCAGCTTGGTCGGCTGACATACCCATTTGCTGTGGTTCGTTTACTTCAGTAGCTTCAGTAACCTCTGGTAAGGCTGATTCGTCTGTCTGACGGGCCTCTTCTGCCAGAGCTTCCTCAAGTATCTCCTGATCAGTATCGAGTGGCTCAGTTCCTTGCGGGAAATTCCATGACGACATTCGCTATCTCTCCTATTCCGGACGTTGCCTTACGGTCGTCCTTAAAATTCAGGGACAACTTGTCTAGTCTGTCCCTGCTCTTTATTGTCAATAACTTCTTTCTTACCTTGCGATTCGAGCTGTGTTATAAAGTCCTCAAAATATCTTGCAGTGGCAAAGAATACAACTCTTTTTCTGTCATTGGACTCTTCTGCCCCAAGTCTGATGCCCTTTACAACAAGCTCATTAGCATAGTTAGTAAGAAGTTCTTTTAACAGTTTCCATTCGTTTGAATTAATAAGATCATATGCTCTAAGTTGACGTTCAACATCCACTACAGCATGCACCTCCAAATGAATCTATATTTAGATTATCATACTTGACTGAAGCAGTAAGGGACTACATCCCAAACATGCTTGGGGCATCAAGAGGTGATCCCTGTCCTTCAGCTACTTGCATTGGCTGCGCCTCAACTGATGGCTGTTGTCCTTGTGGCATTCCAGCACCTTCTGGCGGAAGTTCAATAAAGTTTTCAATATCCTTGTATCCCATGCTTTCAAGAAGTTTAGAAACAACATAGTGGACATGTTTTGGCTTCACAAGACCAAGCTGTGCTAATGACGGAAGGATATTTAATAAATTCAACATCTGTGACTGCTGTAGTTCCTTTAGCCCTGCGCCAATACCGACATTCACCATTAAATCAAAACTTCCATCAAGTTTATCAGGAGTGATCTCTAATGGTTTATTAAATAGCCTTAAAACCATCTTATCTGTTATAAACTGTTGATTAAGGGCAATCATTTTTCTAAAGGCATACTTAACACCAGTTTCAGCAAGAAGCCTTGCAATAAGCTCTATTCTTTGCTGGCTGGCTGTCATAATGGCAGATACGCCTGTTGCCGTTGAATTTAAAGATTTACTATCAAGCCCTTGAGAGTACCTAGTAATTCCTGATCTGTTCTCTTTACATGTGTCGAGGTATTCAAACAAATTAAATATAGTTGGTGCCATTGTTTCTGGTTTCATTTCACGAACGCTTTGGTTAACATCCTCTGTAAACACAACAGCACCAGGTTTAACATTAATAAGTGCCCCTATATCTGTGCCTGAGTTTCTTGCAACAAGGTAAAAGTTATTTACAGAAAAGGCAATGTTATCAAATATATTTCTATACAATGATGTTTTCATTCTTTGGAATTCAACTACCATATCAGTAATTGAAATTCCATATAGCCTGTGGCAGTCTACTATGGGTACAAGTGTCTCAAAAGGAGGCTCGCCATGGTCAAATGGATTCTCTTCCACTCTAAGTAGTACATCATCAGTAAAAGTTACAAGCAGTGGCTCAAGTAATCCGTCACCATCAATGTCCAGCTTTACCCAGCATTCCCACACCCATTTATATTCTCGCCCATCTGAAGGTGTTGGTATAAGCTCTTTATTTAGACCTGCATAGTCGCCTTCAAGCTCTGTTATCTGTGCAAGTTCTGAATATTCCGAGTCACCTTCCGCATAAGGAATTACTTCGCTTACATTATGATATATACCTTCTCTTTCCATACGTCTAAGGTAGTCCATGGTTCGTCTAACTCTATGACCAACAAAGTTAGCTTCACGAACTGACCGTGCCCCAGGCTCTATATAGAAGGAAGACACTGGTATATTTTCTATCCATGGACCAGAATACACATTCTTTTTAATAAATGCAACAACATTTCTATACATAGTCGCTGTTTCAACAGTTTCAGTTTTATTTCCTTCTGCATCTTCAGATTTTATAACTGAAACATCTTCATATTCATCAAAGCTTTCTATAGAGATATTAGTCTGGACTGAAAGAGCTGTAAATTCGTCTTCAGTCATTTCCTCATAGAACAGAGATTTCTTTTCATAAAAAGTTTCCCATGTAATCTTGATAACACCAAATCCATAAATAAGTGCATCTTTAAACCACGTATAAAATTTAGTAAAGCCTTCCATTTTATAATTAAACTGATAATTAAGGAGTGCTTGGTGCTGTTCTGCTGCAGTAACGTCTTCCCCGCCTACAGGCTGTATCACTACTATGTCGTGTGATGCTGTAAACACACGCATAAGTGATGGCATCATCCATTCAATTGTGTCCATAACATCTGAAGAAACTATAGAACTTCTACCAGGAATATTATATTTTGCATCTACTATAGCATGATACGCATTATAGCAGCTTTTTATCCTTTCAGCAAAATTAGCCTGTGCTTGAACAGCAGCATCTCTATCTTTTTTTACAGCACGAAGAATATCATCTTCTTCCATAGATGATCGTTCATCAAAAGCATCAGTACGTGGAGTCTCCTCTTCATCCTCTACAGTAGCTTCATTTTCAGCTTCTTTTTCTGCTTCTTTAATTATTTTGTTTACTTGAGAAATTATCTTTCTATCAGGTTTATCAGGAGAATTCATATCTGATAAAGACATAAATGGATCTTCATCTTTTGTATTATCAAGAACTTCAACAAAGTCCCTGTAGTCTATATCTGCCAATTATACCACCCTTCCTTCACACATAGTACGAACTTTCTTTAAACGATCAAGCCATCCATTAATAAATACTTGTTGAGAAGGATTATTTTCAACAATTCGTTTAAAATAAAGCTCTCTTCTATCATTAAATTCTTTAGTCAACTTTTCAGAACTGTTTGTCTGAAGTACTTCATTTAATGCTTCAATTGATTTAGCTCCAACAACGCCATCAAATGTAATATTCTTTTTATATTTATTTACCAGCAAATCTTGAAGAAGCATCCCCGCCCCAATGGGTGTTCCTTTAGAAGTCTTTCCCCCTCTACCATGGTTAACACAAGCATCATGGAATGCGAATGAAAGCATTGCAGGAATCTTATCACATAAACAGTCTTTATAATACATTACATTATATATAATATACACATATTCTGGGTGTTTTGATAAATCTTTAATACTTATATGTGAAGGTACGAGACCACGTGCTTTCGCTTTATTTAGTGTACCTATAGTAATTCCGAGGTTAGTTTCCCCGCCTTTATCCGCAGGGTGGTTTACATATCCTCCTTCATAGTTTAGTATATGTCTATGCCATGTTGCTGGAACGTCTGCGTAGTATACTCTCATCTCATTGGAAGGTGTAGTTGAAGGTGTTTCATCAGGGAACTTTTCAAAAGCGTCTTTACCACGTATTTCCAAATACTGTGTAAACAATAAATTAAGAATCGGATCGCTCATATGTCTTCACCTCTATGGAAGATAAACAGTATGTGTTGGCATCTGATCATAATTGGAAAAATCCAACGGATTATACTTCTTTCTAGGAGAAGTGGCATTCACCTTATTCATAGTCATAACAAGGTTGCTCAATGTGTCGATGGTATCATCATGCCCTGCGCTCCTGCCATTAGGAGTAAACTTTAATAGTTCAGCTTCAAGTTCATGCATATCAGGAAGCATGAACACTTTCCCTTCATAGAATTTTGGCTGTAAATTCATAATTCTATGTTCTTTTTTTATCAAGTGATTAAGTTCTATAATTCGTACATTATGTAAAGCAAAGCTTTTCACATGTTCATCCAGCATATAATAGTATACTTTTTGTGGACCGTTCGTTTCAATCCCTACAGCATTGCAATTATATTTATTATACAGCTCAGTAATAATCTGCAATGTTTCGTTTGGTTTCATTCTTCTCCTAATATACTCACGAACATATATATTTGAAGCATCATCAATCCCGCCCACCATCACAACTGTAAAGTCAGAATCTCCTTCAACAGCATATCCGAAGTCAACAGCCATATAGTGTCGTAAGTCACCTGTAAGTGAAAACGGATTATAGTATCTTATATGTTCTTTTTCAAATACTCTGAATTCAGCTGCAGCAGGATTATTCATATACTCCATCATAAACCGCATCAATGTCCCACTTCTAGCATATTCTTCTTTAATTTGCATTATCTTTTCCACAGGAAATCGTTCAGGCCAAATACTCTCTCCAGCTTCATTCAATATAGAATACTTCTTCACCACCCACCCAGCTGGTGGGTCTTTATACAATCTAGCAAGCATAGCATCTTCATGAACAATTGTGCCGACAAACACCAATCTCCCATTCACAGGGTCTAGTGAAGGAAGCACCTGCCCGAACAGCCAATCCCGTATCTTCGCCCTCTTCTCAGGAGTTGCAGTATTATTTTCTTCTTCAATATCATCTAAGACAATCATCTGTGGTCTAACATTATCAATGTATCCACGTAATGACTGCCCAGCACCACGTGCAAGCAACCTTATCCGCTTCCCACCGAGCCACCCCAGCTTCAAAACCAGCTCCCCTTGGCTCCACGGAACCCCAGGCTCTATTTCAAACGTATCCGATAAAAACTTATTATCAGTAATCTCCCTTTTAATCCTATCCAAGAAGTTGCATGCTTTCTTAAAGCTATCAGACACTATTATTGTAAAAGCAGACATCCCATAGCAAGAGCAATACAGCACCCACAGAAACGTAATAAGAGTCGAATTATGAGACACAATCCCCTCTGAGGAAACAAAATTCTCCGTCCCCTCTATCTGCACATCCCAAGTGTCCCTAAAACCTACATTCTCTATAGAAGCAATATTCTCATGAAACACTTCCCCACCAAAACAGGGTGGAACATTGCCAGAAGTAAACACCAAATCAAGAATGCTAATATCCTTTAACTTCTTATACCCTGACTGGGTAAGTAGCCTATGGTCTGCTGTGCAGACAATCTCCTTACCACTGCGAGTGGTAAGTTTCCAGCACTCCTTCTGACCACTATACTCCTTTGCAATCACTTTCCTCAGCCCAATTTTTCCTGAGTCCTCAAGGCTGAGAACTTCAGCCCCAACCGTAATATCCCGAACGTGTACATCACCGGAAGGAGTAATTAAAGAGAAATCTCCACACTTACTGCTCCCACGTGAAGAAATAATCACCGTCTTAGGATGCTGCTCTTTCAAGCAATCAATAATCTCATGGTGAAACTTAGGAGACTTGAAGACAATCTTGCTCCCATCCGGTTTTATCGCTTCCGTTATATGTGGAAAGAATGCAGGAAGAAACCCACCGAGTACATCAGTATACAGCAAAGGATCACATATAGCAGATTTTAAATTAGGCATACTCTACCACCCACACCATTTAAACAATCCAATTGCACACATCACAATAACAACAATCGATACTGTCATATACATTATATCAGACATAACTCAGCACCCTTCCGGTATTATGCTCCACCCTAACACATCTATCCCAATCCAACCTCTATTCATCTTTCTTTTCCTCAGGGGAACTGGAAGAAACTCCAGACAGATTAACACCAGCGGCACTTAACCTTTTTCGCACTTCCTTCTCTGTCATTTTCCCTCTATTTTCTTCCCTCTCAACCCCAAGGTATTTGAACTTCAAATTCATAAGATCAACTAACATACCACTAGCACTTAATTTCTCCTTATCCAATTCTGCATTCTGTAGCATATCAAAATAAAAATTAATCATCCAATCTATCCTCTGCACATCTTTCATCTCATCCATACCAGTACCCCCTCCAATATCCATAATGATCAATCTAATTATAGCATACGTTTCCAACAAGAAGCAAACTAGTCAAAAATTTACAAAAAAAATTTTTTTATATTTACATTATTAACTTTTCACAAACTAAAACAAGGAGTGCTTACTTTAAAAATTTACAAAAAAAAATTTTTTATATTTACATTGTTAACTTTTTCACAAACTAAAACAAGGAAGACTCATTATGGGGGCTTTAGTTCTATTGGCTCAGGTGGAAAGTCAGGCCCCCACCCCTTGAAGCCTTTGGGTCTGGTATACAATCCAGATAATTCAGAATTGTCAGACTATTCAGAATCTTCATAAAAAGTATACATGCCAGAAAATTCAGTCGGGGTCGAATTGTCAGAAAATTCGTACAATTCAGACTACTCTAAATTTTCAGTCGGGGTCGAATTGTCAGAAAATTCGTACAATTCAGAATAGTTAGCCTGGGTC